GATCAACTAATTTCTCTATAACTAGGGATGATATAATTCAGAGAGCATTAGGATTATTAGGTGTTATACCACAAGGTGGTTCTATATCAGATTATTCTGATTCTGCTAAAGTTTTAAATTCTATGATTAAATCTTGGATGTCTGATGGTCTTCAATTATGGGCAATTACATCATATAATATACCTCTAGCAAATAGTATTAATACCTATAGAATTGGTTTAGGTCAGACTGTTAATATTGCAAAACCTTTAAAAATACAACAAGCTTTTAATAGAAATACTACATCTCTTATAGATATACCTATGCGTATCCTTACTAGACAAGAGTATAATATGCTTGGGAATAAATCAGTATCTGGCAACCCAATACAGTTATATTATCATCCACAAAGAACTTATGGTGATTTATATGTTTTTCCTACACCAACTTCTATAGAATCCGCAAGTAATGTAATTGCTATACAGTATCAAAGACCTTTTGAAGATTTTGATTCTAGTACAGATGAACCTGACTTTCCTCAAGAATGGTTTGATGCTTTAGCTTATGGACTTGCTTGTAGATTAGCTCCATCTTATGGTATTCCCTTACAAGATAGGAAACAACTATGGAATGAAATGACTATAATTAAACAAGAAGCTATGAATTTTGGTTTAGAGGAAGGCAGTATGTTCTTTCAAAGAGATTTTCGTAATTGGTAATTATATATTTTGAAAGGAAGCACAATGTCTGATACTATTGTTCAACAACCTTTAGGTTTAGATATGATTGCTGATGCAATCAATAGAACTAAAATAGGAGATCAAAAGAAAAAGAATGAGATGATGAGATTAGGTACAAGTGATCCAACATCCTTTCAAAAGTTATATAAAGATCAAATTTTACAGCAACAACAACCTTCAGAATTTTGGGGTGCTGGTAGAAAGTTAGCACAAAATCAAAATCCAGATCAAGAGACTTTAGATTATGTAGGTGGGGCACTTCCAAAATTAGGGGGAGATTATTATTATTATGGTAATAATGATTTCTCTATTCCTGAAAACATTCAGAATTCAATTTTAGGTGCTGGTTTTAAACAAACAAAACAAACTATAGATCCCACGATTTATAATCTAATGTCAACCTCACCTATAACTAAATATAGAGGTCAGGAATATTATAAAGGTGATTTAGACCCAAGTAATGCACAATGGGGTATACAAGGATATAGTCAACGTGATCTTGGTGATGGTACTTATGATATATTAGATACTAGTGGAACTTCTTTAGGAAAAGGTTATAAAAATTTAGAAGATACTATTAAAGAATTAGCTCTTAAATATAAACAAAATAATCCAGTAAGTTCCCCCCCTCCTGATATTAATAGTCTGGATAATAACTACATTCCTGATTTTCCTAATCCTACAAAATATGCTAACACTTCATCCAAATCTGCAGGTGATCTAGATAAATGGGAAGTTTTAGGGCAATTATTAAGTGGTAAACCTATTCCTATGGATGCAACAGCAAATAGAACATCTTTAGCATTATCTGGAGATAATTTAAACCAAAACATTACAGGACTACAATCACTATTCGGTTCAACACCATTAATCTATAATAATAAATTAGCTGGATATAAAATTGATCCTACTCCAGCAACAGAAGATATGTATGGTTATGTAAATCCTTTGACTGTTAGCAGACAAGATCTTAAAGGTAACACTAAATTTAATTATGGCCTACAAAGAGATTATAATGATATTGATAAATGGAATCAATTATCAAAATCCATTGATAAAGATAATTTATTTATTCCTACAGAAAATGCAGAACAACTACCAGGATGGACTAATTTAGATAATGCTCAATATCATCATACATCTGGAGGTATTTTTCCAAAAGTTGCTCAAGGTTTAGGAGCTTTACTTAGTTTTACTCCCTTTGCTCCTGCTGGTTTAGCTTTAAGTACTTTAGGTTCATTAACACAAGGTAATCATTTAGGTGGTATTCTTAGTGCTATTTCTGGAGGACTTGGACAAGCAGGTGTCTTTGATAAGCTTGGTGCTAATCTTGGAGAAACTCTTGGTTTAGGTGATAAGGTTGGAAAATCTTTTATTCAAGGAGGTTTAGGTTTTCTAACATCCGTAGTTAATGGTAATGGTATTAAAAACTCATTATTAAGTGGTTTAGGTTCTGGTATCTCACCTATTGCTAATGATTATATAAATTCTAATTTATCTAATGTAATAGGAGCGCCTAGTGCTAATATAGTTGGTGGTGGTGTTAGTGGAGCATTACGTAGTTTATTTAGTAAAAACAATCCTCTTGAAGGGGCAGTAAGTGGTGGGTTATCTTCAGGACTTAGTGATTTTCTTAGCACAATGACTAACAATACTGGAGATAATGTAGACATTAAAAGAACTAAAACAAACTCAGAATTAGCCAAGACCTTAGTTAATTTAGCAAAACAGCAATATAGAAGGAATATAAAATGATGCAACAAATACCAGGTACATTTAAAAAAATAAAATTACCTTTATTTAATTCTTATTCTTCTAGAAATGCAGATTCTGATAAGGATTTGCGATTTCTTAACTGTTTCCCAGAATCTAGAAAAACAGAACAAACCGATATAACTAAAACTTATCTTATTAAACGTCCAGGTTTGTCTGCTTATAAATATTTTAGTACTGGTACAGCAAGAGGTATAGCATTCTTTAATGATAAAATATACGCTGCTTATGGGAATGATATATTTGTTGATGATCCTTTTGGTGGTGGAGGAACCCCGACAGCTTTGGGAATGACAATAACTACATCAACAGAACCAATAAGAATGATTTCTTGTAATTCTTCTATTATTGGTGATTATTTATTTATTTGTGATGGTGTTGATGGTTGGTACATAGATACTGCAGGCACTGTCACAGCAATTACTGATGTTGATTTCCCATCCCCTCATATTGTTTCTCCTGTTTTTTTAGATGGTTATGTTGTTTTAGCCAAAGGTTCAGATTTATTTAGTTGTGATGTGGATGATCCTTCCTCATGGAATGCTAGTAATTTTGTATCTGCTGAGAGTTTTCCTGATCCTATTATTGGTTTAGCTAGACAGAATAATCAAATAGTAGCTTTTGGTTCTACATCAACAGAATTCTTTTATAATGCTGCTAATGCTTCAGGCTCACCCTTTAATAGAAATGAAGGTGCTTTAATACAAGTAGGATGTGCTGCTGTGGGTAGTATATGTCAAGCTGAAAGATATTGTACATTTTTAGGACAATCAGCATCAGGAGAACATGCTTATTGGCTATTAGATGGTTTTCAACCTAAAAAAATATCAGATGAATCTATAGAACGTATTATTAGTGCAGAAACATCTATTAGCATTGTTAGAGGTTTTAGTTTTCGTATGG